ATGCAACTACATAGAGAAAGGAGAAACAAAATGAACGAATTACAAGTTTTTAAAAATAAGGAGTTCGGTTCAGTAAGAACACTAACTCTTAATGATGAACCTTGGTTTGTCGGAAAAGATGTTGCGCTAGCTTTGGGATATGGCAAAGGAAAATCTCTCGCTAATGCTGTTGCTAATCATGTTAGTGATGATGATAAAGGGGTCACTGAATTGATGACCCCTGGCGGAAAGCAGAATTTGACGATTATTAATGAGTCTGGTCTTTACTCTTTAATCTTCGGAAGCAAATTGGAGTCTGCTCAGAAGTTCAAACGTTGGGTAACATCTGAGGTGTTGCCAGCATTAAGAAAAACAGGGCAGTACCAAGTGAAGGAACTAAGCGGACAGGAATTAATGGCTAAAGCGCTGATTGAAGCGCAAAGTGTTCTAGCTGCTAAAGACAAGCAGATTGAGGAAATGAAACCTAAAGCATTATTTGCTGATGCAGTGGCAACTAGCCATACATCTATCCTCGTTGGTGAACTCGCAAAAATTCTAAAACAAAATGGCATTGACATGGGTCAGAAGAGATTATTTGCATGGCTCAGAGAAAAAGGATATCTGATCAAGCGCCAGGGCACTGATTACAACATGCCTACACAGAAGGCTATGGATCTAGGTCTCTTTGAAATCAAGGAAGGCTCTTACGTCAACGGCTCAGGTGTAAATATCACTACTAAGACACCTAAGATTACTGGCAAGGGTCAGCAGTATTTCATTAATAAGTTCCTTCAATAGGAGGGTGATCATCATGGATGAATGGAGTATCAGCGTTGAGGAAGTAATGAGAATCACTAAGAAAAGTAGAGACTTCATCCTAAACGCTATAGAACAGGGCGTAATGCCTGGGTCAGTAGTAAAACATGACTCAGGTAAAAGAAGTACTTACATTCCACGTAAGGCCTTCATGGATTACATGAACAATTACTATAGAGCTCCTTCAGATAAGTTGATTGCAGCAGTGGTAGAGGAGCTCACTAAAAGAAAGACAATTGAATAAGTAGCTTTAGTTGCTCGTAGGCACCTAAGGCTAGGAGACAAATAATAATTCGTAGAATGAACTGCAATACATAATTTTTTGATATCTCTCCTAATTGACTAAATTACTGTTACGTATACGGTCTCCTAGCGCTAAGTGCTTATGAGCACAAAAAAAGAACACACGACAGCCATCGTGTGCTCCCACTCAATCTTCTAGGAAAAGATTGATAAAAATCAGACAGTGCTAATTATAGCACAGAAAGAGGAAATTATGAATAGTAAAAGAATCGTATTGATTGCCTTTAACACTTTTGTTTTAGGCATGGTTATTTCAATGATTAGTACAGGCACTAACTGGGATAGTACAGCCGTACATGTCTCAAGTGCTTTCTCATTAGGATTAAACATCCTATTTCTAGAATATATCGGGTTAAAGGGGGATAAATAATCATGATCAAACACATAGAACCATTCCTACACTTTGAGATTAAAGACGGGAACTGTGAAGTAACAGGAACAGGAAATACATGGCATTACTTACTACTGTTTGCCTTTGCTGTTAAAGCAGCAAAAGAAGGACAATTCGCAAACGGCTTTGCTAATAAATATGAAGAAAGAGAATTCAATAGAATTCTAAATAAGGTATATGAATGTCCTGATGCTGCAATTGAAGCGTTTGGGCAGTTAGGTGATGTAAATGCAGTCTCTGATATCTTAGAAGCGCTAGACAGATTATTCGAGGAGGATTACTTAGATGAATCTAGAATATCAGAAGAGATGGTTTAAAAACCACGTTGCAACACTTACTGATTATGGAAATATTAAGATTCTTGATTTCAAGAATCCTGATACAAACGACTACAGAATCAGATTCATTTTCGAAGAAGATTATTATAGAATCCATATCTCTGGGGATATTGGTGAACTCATTGCGTATAAATATGATATGAACTACGATAAGTTCTTTCGTTTTATAAACAATACAGGGTATTTTGAGCCGAGTGTTTGCTGCTGTAATCGTCCAATACATACGTATGATTCAGAGTTGGCAGGCAAGCAGATTATAAAGTGGCTCAAAGACACAGATCAGTATGATGTTGTCATCAATGATACATGGGCCAGTAAATATTATGATGAGGATGATTTTCTTGAAGATGTTTTAAAGGATTTTAGTGATACTTCAGGTCTGGGAGAAAGAGGAAAGGACATACTTATTGAAGTTGATGAAGAAAATGATATCTATTGTGAATTATCATCTTTCGGATTAGAAGAAGAACCTGGAATTTTAGATCTATACCTTCTGGCGTTCAAGCTTGCTACTGATCAATTAAAGAAAAAAGAAGGCGAAATGAACGGATGATTGAATTCAAAAGTCTATTCGATTGCATTTATGAAGAGATTCCCAAGACAAAAGAAGGGTGGCTCTCTCAAAGAAAGAAGGGAATTGGTGGTTCAGACGCTGGAATAATCGAAGGTGTCAACCGCTACACCACTCTTCATGAGTTGTGGGAAGACAAAACAAATAGACAAAAGAGACCTCAGGTTTCAAATCATGCCATTGAGATGGGAAACCGTCTAGAGCCTGTAATGTTCAACTTGTTTGAAGCGCTCTATGGTGATGACTATGAAGTCATTGACACAAAGGATTACTCATTATCTCGCAAGGATAAGGATTGGATGCGTGCCAACTTGGACGGTGCTCTTATTCGTAAGGAAGATGGAACAACAGGAATACTTGAAATAAAGTCAACCACTATTAATAAGTGGCAGTACTTCCAAGAAGAATGGGGCGATGATTCAATGCCTCAGACATATTACTGTCAGTGCTTGCATTATATGAATGTGACAGGTGCTGAATTCGTTGTCTTATTTGCTATTGCGATGATGCCATGGTGTGACGAGACAAAAACTATCATTAGAAGAATTGAAAGAAGCGAGGTGCTTTTGGATTTAATGCAGCTAGAGGCTGATGAAGAAGCCTTCTGGCAAAAGCACATCGTGGAAGATATTGAACCAAATTTTATTTAAAGGAGAAAAAGAATGAGATTTAAACAAGAAATTAAAGACCGTCTCTATGGCGGTTATCTCGGTGTTGTCACTGACAAGATTGATTTTGAAATTATCAAAGTCATGCTTGCAGATGATAAAAAGAAAGTTGAAGGGCTTGAGTGGCCTTTCGGTGCAGTGAGTGCAGTTATCGCAGTTGCACCAGACGGAGCAGTAGTTGCATTAAAAGAAGAACACGCTGAAAGCTATGAATTAGTAAAGTATCAGGATGCGGTGGAAGAAGATACACAGCCTATTGATGCAGATGTCAATGAAGTTGCTGAGATGCCTAGTTTAAGTGTTGTGAAGGTCATTCCAGCGCAGATTGAAGGATGTAACGTAAAACACTTCAAAGAGGCTGTAAAGTCTTATTTGAAACGCTATGACGGCATTGTAGTGACTGCAGACAACTATAAAGAGTTATCTGACGTTGTTTCTAAACTGAAGAAAGAAAAAGACAATGTCAATGAAAGCAAGAAGGCAGTCAAAAAAGAAGCAATGAAGGTCTACACAGATTTTGAGAACGATATGAAAGAAGTTCTTAAGATGTTTGATGCTTCTATTAGTTCATTATCTAGTGATATTAAGGAATTCACAGATAAGGAAGTAGCAGAGAATGACATGGCTGTAAGAAAACTCATTAATAAGGCTCTTAATGATTATGTGCATAGAGGTGATTTTGATGGATACTGCGCAACTAAGGTATTCTCTATTGATCCACGCTGGAGCTCTCTAAAGAAGTTCATCAACAATAAGAAGCCAACCAAAGCATTAGTAGATGCAATCAAACAGGAATGTGAAAGAACTAAGGAAACATATAAATCATATTTACAAAGATGTGAGTCTCTAGACATCTATTTAGAGGCTAGATGTAAAGAAACTGATGTTGATCAAGAGATGATTGATGTAAGTGTCTATAAAGATAAGTTAAGAAACGGCTCTTTTGAAGACATTAAGCCACTTCTCGAAAGAAGATTTAGAGAAATTATCAATAGACGAGATGAACAGGAACATCAGAAGAAAGAAGAAGCGAAAAAGGAAGAAGTTAAGCAACAAGAGCCTGTAAATGTTTCTTCAGAAGAAAAAGAACCTCTAAAGATGCTGGTTGGTAAAATCGTAGGAACAAATTCAGCACTAAATGAATTAAAAACATCTCTAGACTACCTCAAAGCCAAATATGATGGTTGTTTCGATTATGATTTAAGATTCCCTAGAAAGAAGAAAGAAGGTAAATAACAATGACAGTAAAAAATAGTTTAAGAAAAGACACAAACAAAGCAAAATTCAGTACTTTTATCGCAAGCCCAGCAGTACAGAGAAAAATCAATGATGTTGTTGGAGGTAAGAATGGAACACGTTTCATCGCTTCTATTACTTCTACAGTTGTCAATGATCCAAAGCTTCAGGAGTGTGAGCCTAATAGTATCATTACTGCTGCATTCCTTGGCGAAGCGCTCAACTTATCTCCTTCTCCCCAGTTAGGACAGTACTACTTTGTACCTTACAAGACTAAGAGAGGAACAGTGGCACAGTTCCAGTTAGGTTATAAAGGCTACATTCAGCTAGCTATCAGAAGTGGACAGTATAGAAAATTAAACGTTATTTCGATTAAGGAAGGCGAATTAATCCACTATGATCCTCTTAATGAAGAGATTGAAGTCAGATTAATTGATGATGAACTTGTAAGAGAGAACGCTAAGACAGTCGGCTATTATGCAATGTTTGAATATACAAACGGCTTTAGAAAGACAATGTACTGGTCGAAAGAGAAGATGGAAGCACATGCGCTTAAGTATTCTCAAGGATATGCAGCAGATAAAAGAAAAGGCACTAACTGGACATTCTGGTCTAAAGACTTTGACGGAATGGCATACAAGACTATGCTACGTCAGCTGATCAGCAAGTGGGGTATCATGTCAATTGATTTGCAGAATGCTATTGATGCCGATATGGCAGTAATCAACAGCGATGGTACAAAAGAGTATGTTGATGCTCCTGTTACATTTGTAAACGATGAAGAACCACAGGCACATGAAGAAGCGCCTAAAGCAATCGAACATGAAAGTTCAGCGCCTAAAGCACCACAGCCACATGAAGAATCTGACAAGGTTCTAGAAGAGGCGATGGTCAATACTGATTTCGGCGATACTGAATTTGGCGACTTTGGTGAAGAATTTGATTATGAACAGTTCTAATTAAAGAAAGGAAGACATGAGGGATGGATGAAAAAAGAAGATGGATCAAGTTATACATGATGGACTACGATGAAGTCTATCATGATTCAAAAATGCTACACCTTTGGATTGACATCCTTCTTCATGCCAATCCTGTTGATTACTACCATCATGGCCAGCTTATTAAAAGAGGACAATGCATCTTGTCTCTAAGACAGGTATCAGAAAGATGTGGGATGGCAAAAAACACTATTACTAAATATCTGCATCTGTTAGAGGAATGTGGAAAAATCAAGCTAGATATATCTAGAAAAGGCACTCTTATAACAGTTGAAAACTGGGATAAATATCAGAACCGTGTCTCACCTAGTGTCCTAAAAATAGGACAAGAAGTAGGACAAGAAGTAGGACAAGAGGTAGGACAAGAGGTAGGACGTAATAAGAATAAAAGAATAAAAGAAATAAAGAATAAAAGAAGACTGTCTGTCAGTGACTCTGACTTGTCTGATTTAAAATCTTTTCTTATTGAAAATGACTTTGAAGAAGTTGCCGATGAAGTAATAGAAACATGCAAACTTTATGGACTTGAGAAAATAACCAATCTAAAGAACTTTGCTTTAGCAGTAGCAAAAGAAAAGAAATGGTACCAGAAGAAAAAGAAACTTAAAAAAAGAGTAACTGAAGAGGATAAAGAAGAATTAAGGCGATTAGCGGAAGGACTATACGGAAATGATGAAGAGCAAGTCTCTGATGAAGAGGTTGCTGAATTAAGAAAATCAATGGAAGAACTAGGAGGGGATTTATAACATGACAAATTTTGAATTCTATGAAAATGAAATTAAATCTAGAGGTTTCAATTTTGCGGTAGATAAATCAAACGGTGAATTATTCTGCTGTAAGGAAGAAGGCTCATGCAATAAATGTGAATTTTGTTATCAAACGAAGGAACCAGTAAACGGAATAAATAAATTAATGTGTTCAAAAATCAATATCGTTAGATGGTTATACCAGAAGCACAAGATAAAAATGAATGCACTGGAGTACGGCTTACTTGAATATATGCTATCTGAAGGATATGAATGGGTATCACGTGATGATGATTTCACAATCGCGTTCTTCACATTAAAGCCAGTTGATAAGGATGGTACTTGGTTCTCTCCTGAGAACGGAGTAGATGAACCACTCAATTGTGTTCCTCTTTGTGAGAAGTTATTTGAATTCTTAAGAGAAGATGAATTATTTGAAATAAATGAATTACTAGGTACATGTGAGGTGGTCAATGATGCTGAAGAATAAAGAAGAGAGAACCTCATTTTTAAGAAATGAGAAGAATTGGGAAGTTGAGTATTTAACAGCTGATATTAAAATGCTGACTTTAAAATTAACACCTAAACTATATGTCAGAAAAATTCAAGTGATGGGTTTTAATAAATATTTTAAAAAAAGTGGATGGTATACGCAGTTTACTAAGTTCTATTATCCTGATGATTTATATTATGGTCCTAATGCTTCAGATACAGAATTATTAAAATATTTAACTGCACATAAAGATGATGATTACATTGAAGACTTAGAAGTAGAAGGAGAACAGTAAAATAATGAGAATAAATGAAGTGTTAACAAGAGTCGATGAAGATGAACTCATTGACATTAGATGTAAAAGTTGGAATTTTTGTATACAAGGAACAAAATGGGAAATCACTCATAGTGAAACATTCATGGATAACCATTTTGGAGATATGTTAGTAACTCATATTGAAGTAAATGATTCGCCAAGAGGACACGCAATCATGCTATTGGCTGATTCTGGAGAAAGTATAAGAGGTTAGATTTATGAAACTCTATAAACCAAAAAGACCTAGTGTTAACCCTCAGTGCAGTATGTTCTTCGTTGGTGATCAAGGCTTTGTGAAATATGGCGATGAACGCTATTTGGAATATTTAGAAAGATATTGTGATGATCTAGAGGAATACTGTGATGGATTGAAAGAGATTATTCATGAACTGATTTTAAATACTAGACCAGATGATGAATTATTCCTTTCGGTTATAGAGCGAGTTCCATTAGAAGACTTAGAAAAACCAAAAATGATAAATAACCCGTTTTTAGCAAAAAAACATAAAGGAGACAAGTAAATGGACACACATAAACGTAGAAAGTTAAGAAACATATTCGATGCTATTATATGGAACGCCCCTGAACTTGAAAAAATATGTAAGGTATGGGGCAATCAGCATATGCTAACTATTGCAATGGAAGAGTGCGCTGAACTTATTCAAGCCGTCTCTAAGATTAAACGTAATGGTAGTAATCCTGTTGATGGTGAACATCTAGCTGAAGAGACTGCAGATGTATTGATATGCATATGCGAGTTATTCTTGATGGGGTATTTAGATGTCAATAAAACTGCAAAGATTTTTAAAGAAAAAGTAAAAAGATCTATGCAAAGAACTCAGGACTATGTAAAGCAATTAGAAGAGGAGGCTAAGTATAATGGCGATTTTTAGTGCCGAAAAGGTTCAGGAAATTGTAGAAGAGAAGGATGCTGAATATAAGAAGCTAGAAGAAGAGTATTCATATTTGAAAGAAGAATATGGAGAATTTGAAGAAGTATGTCAGGACTTAAAAAAAGAAAACAATAACCTAAAAAGAGAAAAAACAACTCTAATGAAAGCAAATGCTGCTGTATTGAATTTATATAGAGAAGATTGTGGGAAAATGGATGATATACAAAAATTAAACAGTAAACTTGTTAAAAACTGTAAAAAGGCTAACAGGGATTTCTTTATCTTAGCAGCAGCTTATGTTGCTACACTAATGTTGATGATTTACTTATTTATCAGATAGGGAGGGAGTGATATAGATGTTTTTATTGCAGGTATTAGGAAATGTATTTTCTGTGTTTGCTATCGTTATGCTGATTGTTGGCGTTCTTATCGTGATATCAGTGATTGCTATTGCAGTTTTCGTTATTGTGTCGGTCGTTGTGAATGGCATAGAAGAAGATAAGGAGCGCAATAACTTATGACAAGAAAAGACAAGGAGGAACACTATTAATGCTTAATCGTGCTTTATTAGTCGGAAGACTTACAAGAGACCCCGAACTAAGAAGAACAGGGAGTGGAAAGGCAGTCACTTCTTTCAATCTAGCAGTAGAAAGAAATTTCAAGAGCGATGATCAGGAGGCTGATTTTATCAACTGTGTATGCTGGGGGAAGATTGCAGAAAATACAGAACGATATTGTTCTAAAGGTTCCCTTGTTTCTGTTGATGGTCGCATTCAGACAAGAAGCTATGAGAACAATCAAGGCCAGAAGGTATATGTTACTGAGGTGATTGCTGACTCTGTACAGTTCATTAACACTAGAAAAGAAAATCAAGCTGCACCACAAGCACCTGTTAACAATTATGTACATAATGAACCAATTCAGCAGTTCGAGGATGAAGGCTTAATCATGGATGAAGAGGATATCCAGTTCTAATGATCAAGAATAAATACAAGGCTAAGAAGGCAATTGTTGACGGCATTGTCTTTGACAGCCGAAAAGAAGCAAAGAGATATACAGAACTCAAGAAACTTGAAGAGATGGGAAGCATTAGAGACCTGTCTCTTCAGGTTCAGTTTGAACTTATACCGTCATTTGAAATTGTAATTGATGGAAAGAAGAGGAAAAGAAGACCAATCACATACGTTGCCGACTTCGTATATTACAGAGATGATGAAAAGGTCATCGAGGACGTCAAAGGTCTCAGAACTCCTGTCTATAACATCAAGAAGAAGTTATTTGAATATCGTTATCATGAGACAATCAGGGAGGTATAGAAGTGGCTAGATTAGTTGAAGTATGGGACTACTTTAGAGCGCCTATGAGCGAGAATGACATGATAAGAATGCGCAGAACGTTCAGTATCATCAATTTAGATAAATGCACCTTTGAATTCCAGTTGCCTCCTAGATGGCCAGAAGGGGGACTGTGTGCAATCGTTTTCTATTACAAGAAGAAGATGATCCACAAGGAAGAGTACAGCACTATGAGTCTAGCAAAGGCAAGACTTGACTGGCTTTCAACGTTTGTTCCTAAAAAGGAAGAAGGGGAACTTGAATACAAGGGAATGCCGATTGATGCTGATGATATTATTGCAGTTCTCAATCATACAAGCTTTAGTGATAGAAATATAAGCATTGTTACATCAAGAATAAGAATCAATGACAGAGTGCAGCGCAAGAGTTGCTACACGATTCTTGAAGAGATTCAAAAGAAGTTCATCAGATAATCAAACAGGGCATTGAGTTCTTTATTAGATTTTATATACTATCAAGAAAATTTATTAGGACCCCTCATACTTAATAGATTCTTTTCTAAAAGCAAGATCCTCTCATGGATTCGATGCCCTAACATATTTTTCTATTCTAAAACCAACAAACAACAGCAGTGTCATGGCTTTGCTTCAATCTCATTCACCTTCTTTTGCAAAGAATAAGAGTATGAAGCGCTAATTTTGCTATCCAACTATAAAGTTATGGTGTTGCTGGGAGAAGAGAAGACAGAAATTGAAAACCAATAGGAAGAGTAAAGGACTGTTTTCTTCTTCTCCAGAAAGGAGGTTAATTTTTGTTTTTTATTTTATTTGTACTGGTGATAGTGATTTATTTATTTTTCATTTTTGAATAAGGAGGTAATCAGATGACACCAGAAGAGACAAGAAACTATCTTAAAAGCTATAGGAATATGCGCAATCGAGTGGAGTACATCAATAACAAGATGATTAATGTTAAATCAATCAGATATGATGATAGTCCGAGCGGTTCGTATTCAGAACCTAAGACTCAGAACGATTACATCATGATGAAGGATAAGTATATTGCTCAGATGTCTCTTATTCGTGAGGATATTGAGAAACTAGACAACATGAATCATCGTGATGCATTGTTTTATAAGTATGTCGAACTAATGAGTGATTATGATATAGCCGACTTGATGCAGTATTCAGTAGGAACGGTAAGACACTTCCTTTGTTCTGGTATCATCGAATTATCTGAAGTTATAAATGATAAAAATATAACAGAAAGTATAGAAAAGTCATGAAATCAAAACGCATTAGTAATATAAAGGTGCTAACATATAACATGTGGAAATAGTTTGATAGGGAACTATGATTTCAAGGCGCTTGTATAAGTGCCTTTTTATTTTGCCGGGAAGGAGAATAACAGATGAATGACATCAAGATAACGCAGAAGCCTATTGCTGATTTAATCCCTTATAGTCGCAATCCTAGAAGGAATGATGAAGCCGTTCCAATGGTGATGAACAGCATCAAGGAGTTTGGTTTTAAGGTTCCTATAGTGATTGATAAGAATAATATCATCGTATGCGGTCATACAAGGTTTAAAGCAGCGCTAAAGCTAGGACTTGAGACAGTTCCATGCATAGTAGCCGATGACCTCTCAGACGAGCAGATTAAGGCATTTAGACTAGCAGATAACAAGGTATCAGAGAAAGCTGAATGGGATTTTGAAATCCTAAGCGGTGAACTTGATGACATTATCAATATAGATATGGATTCATTTGGGTTTGAGGATGATGATTTTGAAGATTATGAATATTATGAAGACTATGAGCATGAAGAAAATCAACAAGAAACACAAAGAAGAGTTGAAAACATAGTTAATCTAGAGTATGGGCAGTTTGATGGCGAAGGAAAGTATGACATTCCTAAGCTGGAGCCTGTTACAGAACTGCCACCAATTTCCGAATGGATAGGATTCAATTATGTATTATCTGACAATGATCCAACAGGTAAGGCAGTTCACTTCTTCATTGATGACTATCAATTTGAAAGAATTTGGAATAATCCACAGCAGTATGTTGAAAAGTTAAGACAGTATGTCTGTGTCGCAACTCCTGACTTCTCTCCTTATGGAGATATGCCACTTGCTACACAGATTTTTAATATATACAGAAAAGCGTGGGTTGGTGCATTCTTGCAGTCTCAAGGTATAACAGTTATTCCGACAGTAAGAGCAAGTACAGACCCAAGAAGCATGGAGTTCTATCTGGACGGCATTCCTAAAAATAGTATTGTACTGATCAGCAACATGTGGACAAAAGACAAAGAGGCTAGAAAGTACTTTATTGAACATGAATATAAAAACATGATTGATAAGCTGCATCCTAGTAAAGTACTTGTTTATGGTAAATATATGGACGAATTAAAAGATGATGATGTGGAATACATAGAAACGTTTTCACAAGGAAGGTGGGGAAAATAATATGGCAAAAGGTTCTAGAGGTGGAAAAAGAGCAAAAAGAGCTTCTAATGCTAAATATCATGGTTTCAGCCTTACTGACAAAAATGGAACAAGACACTATAAGGTTATAAATGGAAAAGTACAAGATGCGATAGAGGGCGAAGGATTTGACGGTCTTTTTCGCTCAAAAGCGCACCATTTGCAGCCGATGTACGATAAGCTCGGAAGCGTTGACGCTATGATTAAGCAGGTGAACAAGATTGGAAAAGGTAAAGCTTCTGTTCTATCTGATAAAGCTATTGATAAAATGTACGAAGAACGTCGAAAAAAGCACGAAGAAGACGATAAACATTACAGTTCAAGAAACAGTAAAAAAGGCATAAATAAACACAGTTTATACTGGAATGCAATGTAACGTTTAATGAGAGGGGTGATGATAATGGCAAAAAGTGAGTTCGCAAACATGACACCAGAAGAAAGAAGAGAGAACGGCCGTAAAGGCGGACTTGCATCTGTCAAGGCAAGAAGAGAAAAGAAGGCAATGAAAGACAATCTTGCATCGCTTCTTTCCATGTCTCTCAAATCCGGTAAGATAGCTGATGTGGACACAATAAAGAACTTTGCTGCATTGAATGGCAAGAATGTGACTGTACAGGACGCAATACTCATTAAACAGGTTCAGAAGGCAATGAAGGGCGATACTAGGGCAGCAGAATTCATTAGAGATTTGAGTGGTAATAAGCCTGGCAGTAGTCTTGACATCAAGTCAAATGGACAGATAGTAATTATAGATGACATCGAATAGAGCAAAGCTTTCTGACATTATAGGCCCAGCGTTCTATGAACTTCATAAATATGTTAAGACCAACGCATATACACATTACTGGCTCAAAGGTGGACGTGGTTCCTTAAAATCTTCTTTCATTGGTACAGAAATTCCTTTAGGGATTATGAGAGATGCGAAACGTGGTGTAATGAGTAATGCCGTTGTTATCAGACGTGTAAAGGACACTTTAAGGGGTTCAGTCTATGAACAGATTAAATGGGGCATATTCATGCTTAAGGCTGAAGAAGATTGGGACATACCTGAATCTAAGTTACAGATGACATACAGGCCGACAGGACAACAGATAATATTCAAAGGTGCTGACAATCCTAAGAAGTTGAAATCTATCAAGGTGTTTGTCGGATATGTAAAATACGTATGGTATGAAGAATGCGACGAATTCGAAACATACGATAAGATAACCAATATCAATCAGTCACTTTTACGTGGTGGACATGAGTATTGTGTTTTTTATTCCTTCAACCCTCCTGAAAGCCAAAGAAATTGGTGCAATAGGCAGGTTCTAGTTAAGAGGGATGATACATATGTCTCTCATACAACTTACTTACAGGCGCCACCTCAGTGGCTGGGGGAGCAGTTTCTAATAGAAGCCAACCACATGAAGGAGACAAAGCCTGATAAGTATAAGCATGACTATCTAGGTGAGGTAACCGGTACAGGTAGTGAGGTTTTTACAAACCTTGATATACGAGAGATAACTGACGAGGAAATACAGGCATTTGATAGATTAAAAAACGGACTAGACTTTGGTTATGCTGGTGACCCATTGGCATATGTCAAAGCAAATTATGACAAGACGCGCAGGCGTCTTTTTATTTTTGGCGAAGTATATGGAACTAGACTATCAAATGCCAAGGCCGTGAAACTCATAAAAGAGATTAACCCGCTCAATAAGCTAGTAACTGCTGATTCAGCTGAACCAAGAACTATTAATGAATTCAAGTTATTAGGTCTCAATATCATCGGTGCAAAGAAAGGCGCTGACAGTGTGGACAATGGAATAAAGTTCCTTCAGGACCTAGACAAGATAATTATAGACCCTGTTAGATGCCCCAATGCTGCACGTGAATTCAATGACTATGAAATCGAAATGGATAGAGACGGCAACCTTAGAGGGGACTTCCCCGACAGAAACAACCACACTATAGATGCGGTTAGATATGCTATAGAAAATGAAATCCTTATGAAGAAGGCAAGAGCAGGAAAGAGGAGATTTTAAAAGATGTATTATACTTTCATGATTCCACGAGAAAAATTCGACGAGACAAACATAGACAGAAGCATGATCCTTCGTCTCATTAGCAAGCATTATAGTATTCGTGCTCCTGAGATATTGAAGAATGTCGGCTATTACTTTGGTAAGCATGCCATCATGAACAGGAAAAAGAAGTTCAAGAACCAGCCGAACAATAAGATCATGGTAAACCATGCTAAAGATATATCAGATACAGCAACAGGCTATTTTCTTTCAAACCCTATCACATTCAAGAAGAATACAGAAGACGGCAATATTGACAAGCTGACAGGTGCTTTTGTTGATGCTGAAACAGATGATACAGATTCATGTAATGCCATCAATATGTCACGTGCTGGTGTCGCTTATGAGTATGTTTACTTGTGTGAGCATGAAAGCAAGCTGATGACCAAGACACTTGACCCATTGTCAACATTCAAGGTTTTCGATTCCTCAATTGAACAGCATGAACTATTCAGCGTTTATTATTCGATTGAAAAAGATGATTCTACTGACAGGTTCAATATCATCGCGACAGTAACAACTGAGAACTATGTCACAAGAATCGGAATCACTTGCAATGAGGAATTCGAAAAAGGCGAGTTTTCAGAACTAGGTGAGCCTTACCCACATTTCTTAGGTGAGGACCCTATCATTGAGTATAGAAACAACATGGACTGCATTGGAGACTATGAACAGCAGATTTCTCTAATTGACGCATACAATACATTATGCTCTGACAGAATCAACGATAAGGAGCAGTTCATTGACGCAGTGCTTGTTGTCTATGGTGCTCTTTTAGGTGATGACGATGAAGAAGCAACAAAAGCACTCCAGGCTATCCGTAAGAACGGTGTTATGGAACTTCCTAGTGATGCACGCTCTGAATATCTAACTAGAACATTTGACGAGAATGCGGTGGAAACACTCAAGCGTTCAATAAAGGAAGATATCTATTCACTTTCTCATGTTCCTAATCTGACAGATGAAAACTTTGCTGGCAACAGTTCAGGCATTGCTATTCAATATAAGCTTCTAGCACTTGAGACCCTCACAAAGACAAAAGAGAGATATTACAAGAAAGGGCTTAAGAAGCGTATAAGAATGTTCTGTACTTACCTCAATCTAAAGGCAATTGCTGCTGATCAGTCAATGATTGAGCCTGTATTTACAAGAGGATTACCACAGAACCGTCTTGAATTATCACAGATTATTGCGAACCTTAAAGGCGTTGTTTCAACTAAGACACTTCTTGCACTGCTAGACTTTGTTTCAAATGTTGATGATGAAATGAAAGAAGTCAAAAAAGAACAACAGGAAGCACTTGAAACACAGAAGCAGTTATTTGATACCGAAAATCAGAATACTCCTCCAGAAGAAGAAACAGAGGAGCATGAGAACGATGATAATGATGATGACGAAGACAAGGAATAATAGTGCTCTGTTATGACTAACATCAAAAATATAAAGTACTGGGAGATGCGAGAAGCAAGGAACATGTACAAGGATATGCAGTTAGCTGAGGACTGCGCCAAAGAGTTGAGCGTAATCTATAGCAAGGCTGCAATCTACACTGCCAAGCAGATTGAGGGAATATTCAATAGATTCGCTTCAAAGCATCATCTAACAAGAGACGAGGCTATTAATCTTCTTTCAGAGGCTGACAGTAAAGATTTCGAAAAACTGCTTGAAGCATACAAGAATAAGACGGGTGCCCAAAAAAGAGAGGTACTGGCAGAATTGGAAGCCCCAGCATATAAGAATCGTATGAAGAGGCTAGATGATATTGATAAGTCAATAAACAGGTTAATCAATGCGGTTGCATCAAAAGAAAGAGATGCAATAGACAAGACAATGCGAAAGGTCTATGAAAGCAGTTATCACCATGCAGTATATGAAGCTGCAAGAATGAGTGGCCTAGATCTTCAGACAGGTCCCATTGATGAAGGCGCTCTTGAAACCATTCTGAAAAAGAAATGGTCAGGTCAGAACTATTCCGAAAGAGTATGGAACAATACTCAGAAGGTGGCCGATGCACTAAAAGAGGAGTTCATGATAGGAGCACTTACAGGAAAGACAGAGAAGGAAATGACCGACTCAATCAACGAACAGTTCCTATCAGGTAGAAATAAAGCTAGAAGACTTGTAAGAACCGAATCATCATACATTCACAATGAGGCGCACTTCCAGGCTTATAGGGATTACGGCATAGAGGAGTATAGATTTGTTGCAACACTAGACCTTAGAACGTCTCAAATTTGCCGTGAGAAGGACGGAAGTGTATACAGGGTGAATGATAAGAAGATAGGTGTAAACGCCCCTCCGATGCACCCATGGTGTCGTTCTACGACTATTATGAATCTTGATGATGAAACTATGCATAATCTAGAAAGATTTGCTAGAGACCCTGTCACAGGTGAAAGGATAAAGGTTCCAGCAGATGAGACTTATAAAGAGTGGTATCAGAGAATGGTTGAAAAGCATGGTGCAGATGCAATTAACACTGCTGAGAAATTAGTTGAGAATCGTTCTAGTGACAGGAAACAGCAAATAAAATACCTCGATTTGTTGGGTAAGCAAAATATACCTTTATCACTATCAGAATTTCAAAATTTGAAGTATAATGATAAAGAGAATTGGTTACTATTACAAAAATACAAGAGATCGCGTAGCTCAGGAAAATTATCAGCATTTTCAACATTTGAAGACTATAAGAAGTATCGTAAAATCATACAAGATGAAATTGTTGGGCGTACAACTAAGGATGGAGTTGTAATAAAATCGCAAAGTGACCATTTTATCGAAAGAGTATTAGGGACAACTGAAAAAGAAGGCCCTCAAAAGAATAAGAAACGTGAAGGTGTTGAAATAGAGGATGTTATTTCTGCATTAACTGACCCAGAAAAAATAACCGAAAAAGAAAATGGTAAACGTATAAGCAGAAAGTATATAGGTGAAAACGTAGAAGTTACACTTAACCCTGATACTGGAAATTTAATTCAAACAAACCCTAAGAAAAGAGAGTGAATTGTGATGTACAAATTATTGGATGAAGATGTGAAATTATTGAAAAAGTTGCTTCTTATGAAAGATTGGAACCCGGAAGATGGTTATTCAAAAGAATGTGTTATTGAATATGTTAATGCGAATAGAGAACTAAATAATGAAGAGATTAATCAGATTCGTAATTACGTATTAGACAAGAATCTTGAATATGGATTTGATGATAATGAAGAACCTAATGAACTAGGGTATGCAACTGAAGAATTAGGCGATAGACTGTTTTATGCTATGGATGATTAGTTAAATCCTTTAGTTGATAAAAAGACAATGTGAAAGGACTTGGAATATATGGCAAGAGATGATTATCATGTAATTGTTTATCAGATTCTATCCTACCTGTATATGCAGCTAAAGCAAGGGAAGGATATTGATGTATCACTCATAAGACATGACAGTAAATATCTGCAGATCAACAGAAAGTACTGGACTTATGTCATTGTGAATCTATTAAATGAGGGATATATCAGTGGGATAGTAATTGACCAGGATATAGACGAAAACATAGAAATATACAACCTTGATAAATGCGAGATTACACCAAAAGGAATAGAATACCTTACTGATAATTCAACTATTGAAAAAGCCAAGCGATTTATGAAAGACTTGAAAGATATACTACCGTTCGTATAAGCCGACTATCTAGTCGGTTTTTATTTTGCTCAATTTCAAGAAAGGAGAACCATATGGCTGAAGGATTGAAACCACATCATCACCAGTACTTTGAATATGACTGTAAAAGTCATTTTGACAGCCGTAGGCACGTCATTGTTAAGAAGGTGACATATATGTGCATGATATGCGGAAAACTCTCACACGAGACATATGAAGAGTACTGTCCGCCTCCCAAGGAAAGAAAACCTAAAGCATTGATGAAATACAGAAGCAGACAGAAGAGCGGTTGATGTTCTTCTTTTTTTCTGTTTGTCCATAACGTGCATATGACATTAAAAGGTGCATGGATATAACAGTCATACGGACTATAAACGGAGGAATTAAGTTATGGAATACATTAAGAATATGATGCCTTTGAACCTTCAGCTGTTTGCGGAAGAAGGGGAAGAGGGGGAAGATGATACAGGCGATGAAGGGAATCCCGATAATGCGCAGTCAGGTGAACCTGAAGATGGTAAAGCCAAAGTAACAACCCTCACAGAAGACGATGTGGACAGAATCGTCCAGAAGAGACTTGCCCGTGCAAGAAAGAAGTGGGATAAGGATCATACGGAAGCCGAAAGGCTTCAAAAGATGACAGATGATGAAAAGAAGCAGTATGAGGAAGATAAGAGAAAAGAAGATCTTGACAATAGAGAAGCAGCAATTACTCGTAGAGAACTGACTGCAGTTGCCAAGGAACAGCTTAATGCTGCAGGAGTTCCAGCAGACATGGCTGACTTTATTGACTACACTGATGCTGATTCCGTAAATGAATCTGTCAAGAGACTCTCTAAAGCATTCAAGGGAGCGGTTCAGCAGTCTGTTGATGAACGATTAAAAGGGAAAGCACCTTTAGGCAAGGCAAAAAACAATGTATTGACTGCTGAAGAAGAGAATGCAAGAAAGGCATTCGCGAATGCACTTAAATTTTAGAAAAGAGGTATAGAACATGGCAATTAACACATTAGAGTATTCAACTATTTTTCAGACTGAATTAGATAAACAGATGGAGCATCTCACTCTTACATCATGGATGGATGCCAATGCCGGACAGATTAAGTATGACGGTGGTGCAGAGGTAAAAATCCCTAAGATGTCATTAGTGGGCTTAGGTGACTATAACAGAGATGAAGGATATAAACAGGGTGCTGTTACTCTTGAATATGAAACATTCAAGATGACACAGGACCGTGGAAGAAAGTTCCTTCTTGATGCAATGGATGTAAACGAAACTAACTTTGTAGCTTCTGCTGGCACTGTCATGGGAGAATTCCAGCGTTTACATGTTGCCCCTGAAGTAGATGCTTACCGTATTTCTAAGGTTGTTTCTGATGTTACAACGAAGAAATCAGCCAACATCCTAACAACTGCATTGACTGAACAGAATATTCTTTCTGAATTAGAAAAGGCAGCGGATACTATCCGTGATAAAGGATATCAGGGCGATATCATCTGTCATATTACATATGACACTTTAAGATTATTAAAGGAAAAGATGGTAAACAGCAACCTTACATCAGGTAAATTAACTATTGGAAATATCACATTAGACATCTATAAGCTTGATGAAATCACATTCATTCCTACACCAAAGAACAGAATGTATTCAGCTATCAAGGTTGATGCTGGAGCAACAAAAGACGCAGGCGGTTATACAAAAGGTGAAACTGCTAAGGATGTAAACTTCTTAATGGCGCCAATTAATAGTGTTATCGGTGTTACTAAACAGGACAAGACAAGAGTATTTGACCCTGATACTAATCAGGATGCAAATGCTTGGCAGATTGACTATAGAAGATATCATGACTGCTGGGAAAAGGAAAACATGCTTGACCTAATCATTGCTAACGTCTCAGCTGATGCATAATGATCACTGTAAAAAGAATCAACGTTGAAAGGGCCATCCATGAGGATGACCTTCAGCGTTATCTTGACCAGGAATATCGTGTCATTGAAGACAAGAAGAATGATGAAGATACTCCTGTAGAAAACAATGAAGTGACGGACCTCAACGATATGACTGTTGACCAGTTAAAGACTATTGCAAAGGAAAAGGGCGTTAGCGGATATTCTAGTCTTGTTAAAAAGGAATTGGTCGCAGTTCTCACTAAGATGCAGGAGGAGTAATCTATGGATCTAGTTGAGATTGTTGCTGAAAGAACAGGAACGAGTCAGGAGCGTGCAAAAATCTATGTTGAAATGGCAAAACAGCGTGCTCTTGCACATACAAACCGCACTGTATACATCACTGCAATGGATTTCTGTGTGGCTGATCTAGCATGTGCCATGTACTTCAGAGAGGGCATGGTCGGAGAATCATCACATTCAGAAGGTGGCATCACATCTACTTTTCAGTCTTCCACTTATGAAGATATTCTCTCAACTATCAACAACTTAAGACTGATTCGTGCAGGAGGAATCGTTCACGAAAAGAAGCCGGAGGGGAACCAATGAGACTTTCAGCGCTTAAGAACTATCCTGTATATGAGCCTGTCATCGAAAAAGATGGTGAAGGTGTCACTACTGAAAAGTGGATCAAGAGAAAATCAATGCTTCTTGAAGTATGGCCTGCATCCGGTAAATTACAGGCTGAAATGTACGGGGAGAGACTGAACTACATTTTTAATATGATTCTTCCTAAGAATAAGGATGATGATTTCAGACCCACTGAAAAGTGGGGCGTGAATGTCTATAACCATTCAATCGATGAACCGGATTATAGGATCATCAGCATGAAGGAATATAACAGACACTATCTCTATGAACTGGAGAAGATTATTAAATGAGCCTCAATGGTGCTAATGAATTATTTAGAAAGCTTCGTGCTATAGATGCCGTTCTTGAGAATCCAGAACAGGTTCTTGGAAAGGCTGCGGAAACAATCAGAAGTGGTTGCGTTCTTGAATGTCCTGTAAATAATGGTGAATTAAGAAATTCCATTAAGACAAGAGTTGAAGGCGACAAGGGATATGTTTATACAAATAAGGCATATGCTCAATATGTCGAATTCGGAACAGGTCGAAAAGGTGCTGCAGACCATGCTGGAATATCTCCATATGCACATCCTTCTTATACTATGGAACCTTGGTGGATTCCTGAAGAGAAGTTATCAGAAGAAGCAATAAATAACTATCATTGGGTAGTTATCGAGGTTGATGGAAAGAGATATTACAGGTCGGATGGACAGCCTGCACAGCCATTCATGTATCAGGGAGCAAAGAAGACTGAAAAGAAAGCAGTGAAGGATGCTGATATTGTAATTAGCCAGTTAATTGAAAAGGATTAAAAGCATATGATCAACATTAAAGACAAAGTATATAAGGCTTTGACAGATGAAGGCCTTGAAGTTACTGACATCTATCCTAAGGACTGGGCTAAGCTTCCAGCCGTTCAGTATGTTGAGGAAGATAACAGCGTGGCAGAATGGACGGATGACAAGGAGCAGACATCACATGTCCTTTACAGAATCGAAATCTGGGATACTAAGAGTACATCAGGTACAGCCTTGAAAGTTGATAAGGCATTATCAGCAATGGGGCTAAAGAGAGTATCATGCAGAGATATTGATGATGCATCAGGACTTAGACACAAGAAAATGAGTTATGAAGCATATTATGATAGTGATTACATCTATCACGGTATGTAACTGATAAGGAGGAATTATATAATGCTAGCAAATGGCGCTAAATTATCTTATGACAAGACAAACAAGGGGACTTCTTTTACTGACCTTCCAGGGTTGAAGAAGATTCCTGACATGGGTGTTGAAAAAGAAAAGGTTGAAAATACTTCTCTTGATGATAAGACTAAAATCTATGAGTTAGGAATCGGTGACCCTGGAGACCTTGAATATACATTCAAGTATGACAACAGCAAAGCAACATCTTCATACAGATTAATGCGTGAACTTGAAGAATCAGGAGAAACCGCAATGTTCAAGGAAACATTGAAGGACGGCACTACAACTACATTCTCAGGACAGGTTACTGTTAAAAGAGCGGGCGGTGGTGTCAATGATGCTATTGAATTCACTGTTGCAATCGCATTACAGTCTGAGCTCATTATTGCTGACCCAGGAGAAGCAGTAGCGCATTCTGATGAAACTGCATCTGAAGCAGTAGCAGAATAGAAAGGAAGATATAGATAAATGGCAGAAAAAGCAAAAAGAAAACCGTTCATCCTTTGGAAGATTGGCGAAGAAGAATACAAATTAAAACTAACAACAGGAGAAATCTCAAGACTAGAGCAGATGTATGGTGGAAGTCTTATCAACCTTCTTAATACAGAAACAGGCATGACACCATTATGCACTATGCTGGACATCACACACGGTGGTCTTCAGAAATTCAACAGCAACATCGACAGAAGCGATGTGAATGATATGTTTGATAGATACATCGATGAAGGTGGCTCACAGACAGAGTTCCTTAGTGATATTCTTATTCCATTGTTCCAGGTATCAGGTTTTTTCTCTGGGGCTCTCGAAACGAAAATGGAAAAGGAAATGGCGGAAGCCAAGAAGAATCTCTAGAAGATATCCTGATTACAGATTACATATACAAGGCGGTCTATGATCCAGCGCTTGATGCTGGAGTAGACCCCTTTTCATTTTGGAATTATTCGTTAGATGAGCTATACGATATTATTTCAGCACATGAAAGAAAGAAAAAGGAAATGGTGCGACAGGAAGCGATATCTCTTCAGATACAGGCCCTTCAGATAAGGGATTGTATTTCTGCTGTCCTTAATGGCAAGGATGATTCATTCACTCCTACACAATTGTGGGACTTCTATCCTTCACTTTTCGAAGAAGATAGAAAAGAGTTTGAAAAAGAGAAGGAAAGAAAAGAGATTGCAAGCGCTAGATCTTCTCGTATTGCTTTCAGCAGAAGACATAATGAAGCACTAAGAAAAAGAAAGGCGGTGATGCAGAATGACGGTAGAGGAACTGCAGATAGTAATATCTGCACAGACGAAATCAGCGAAATCAGAACTGAACAGCGTGAAGAATGAAGTCACCGGCCTAAAGAATCATGTTGATAAGGTCACAGGATCAATTGGCAATTCATTCAAGAGTATCCGCAATATTGTGGCGGGTCTTGGTATTGCTTCTCTGATTAAATCAACAATATTAGGTAATGTTGATGCTGCAATCAAGAGAGTTGATACTCTTAGCAATTATAGCCGTGTGATGTCTAATCTAGGTGCTGGCAGTGTTCAAGCGAATGCATCTGTACAGAAACTAAGCAATAAGCTTATTGGGCTTCCAACAACCCTAGACGATGCATCAGGCGCAGTACAGAGATTCACATCAGTGAACAGTAATATCTCAAGATCAACAGATATGTTCCTTGCACTTAATAATGCTATTCTAGCCGGTGGTGCAAGCTCTGAGATACAGAAATCAGCACTTGAACAGTTGTCACAGTCATATGCCAAGGGTAAACCGGATATGTTCGAATGGCGTTCGGCAATGACTGCAATGCCTGCACAGATGAAACAGGTGGCTGAAGCAATGGGCTTTGTTAATGCTTCCGCACTAGGTGAGGCATTAAGAAATGGAAGGGTATCTATGGACCAGTTCATGGATACAATTATGAAGTTAAATACACAGGGCATTAACGGCTATCAGTCATTCGAGGAACAGGCAAGAAATGCAACAGGTGGAATTGCTACATCAATCGCTAATATGAGAACAGCCATTGTTAGAGGTATGTCAGATGTAATGAACACAATCGGACAGTCTAATATTGCTGGATTCTTTACCAATATTGCAAAGGCGATTAATTCATGCATCCCATATGTTGTTGCATTCACTAAAGTTGTGATGACTGCTGTCGGCTATCTGACGGCACTGTTTGGTGGCAAGTCAAAGAAGTTAAGTTCTTCCTTTGGTGGAGTGTCAAACAATGCTAAGAAGGCAGCAGGAAGCACAGGGGCACTTGCAAAGAACATGAACAGCGCTTCCAATAGTTCACAGAAGCTTTCTAAGGGAGCAAGCGGAACAGGAAGCGGATTGAAGAAGGCAGCAGGTAATGCTTCTAAACTCAAGAAGGAGTTGAATGGAGCACTTGCTGGATTCGATGCAATCAATAACATCAATTCAAGCAATAGTTCAAGTGATCCATCTTCTGGTGGCTCAGGCGGTTCGGGTGGTTCCGGAGGCATTGGCGATATAGGAAGCATAGGCGCTGATGCATTTGATGCAGGAAGTATGACTGCACCACTTGAAGAAGTAGACAAGCAGTTAGAAGAAATCAAGAAGAAGGTTGCTGAATTCTTCCAGCCTTTAAAGCAGTCATGGGATAAGTTTGGTGCGCCGATGATTGCGGCTGCAGTATATGCATTCAGTGGCATTAGAAGTCTCCTATCAGAAATAGGTAAGTCAATGTATACAGTGTGGGAAAACGGCACAGGTGCAAAGACTGTCGAACTGATATTGAAGATATTCACTAACATATTCAAGATAATTGGCAACATCTCTCAAGGATTAGCTGATGCATGGAATACTGCCGGTCTAGGTGATTCAATCATCCAGCATTTATGGAATATCTTTAACTCTATATTGAAGATCATCAATGAGATTCTGAAAATCGTGAGAGATATCACTAAGGCGATTGACTGGACCGTTGTACTAGGTGCAGTGAATGTGGTTCTTGGCATTATTGATGGGTTATTCTCTTTCATAGCAGATAATGTAGGCCTTATTCTTGGCGTTCTTTCTGCTATTGCTGGATTATCGTTGTTCTCAACTATTGCCGGAATTCTTGGCACTGTTGTTACACAGATACAGCTTGCAGTGGGAGTATTTTCAGGTTGGGCATCACTTGCAACTGCATTGAGCGGTGCGTTCGGAATTCTTCCACAGATATTCGCATCTATTGTAATGGCTATAAATCCTGTAAATGTCATCATTGGGGTAGTTATTGCTACAGTGGTAGACTTATGGCAGAAGAGCAAGAGCTTTAGAGATGATTTAGTAAGCATTCTAGGAAATATCGCCACTATTGTTCAGAAGGTATTTCTAAATATTGTGGCACCTGTCATCAGTACAGTAGCAGGCATCATTAAAGATTTTGTGAATATGGTGCTAAAACCACTGTGGAATGTATGGGAAACAGTTTTTAAGGATATTATGGGAATCGTCAGTGACTTATTAAAATTTGTAACACCGATTTTTAGTACAATTCTTGATATTTTAGGACCAATCTTCCAGTTATCACTTACACATCTTCAAGGCACATTTAGAATTGTGTTCGCAGCAATTGGAGGTATTATCCAGGGCGCCGGTGCAGTAATTCACGCTGTTGTTGATGGTATTAGAGGATTCTTTAATGGATTAGGAACTTGGATGGAAGTGACTTTTGGCTTCAAATGGAAGAATGTGTTTGAAGCGGTTAAGAATATCGTCAAGGCGTTCAGAGACTACATGGGACCAATCATCAGTTCTGTACAGGTTATTTTCATGGGTCTAGCTAACTTTATTGGTGGCGTGTTCTCAGGTAACTGGAAGAGGGCATGGCTTGGTGTTAAACAGATATTTGAGGGTATTGTTTCTGGATTAGGACACATCTTCAAGGCTCCATTGAATTTCATGATTGATGGAATCAACAAATTCTTAAGCGGTATCGGCAAGGTAAAGATTCCTGACTGGGTTCCTGGAGTCGGTGGAAAAGGATTCTCAATCCCTAAGATTCCTAGACTCGCAAAAGGTGGTATCGTAAGTGCATCCACTATCGCCAATATTGGTGAAGCAGGAACAGAAGCAGTAATACCATTACAGAGAAACACACAGGGACTTGATATGATTGCTGAAAAGATTTCAGAAAGATTATCACTTTTTCAAAATGACGGCACAGGTGCTACTTATGTAATTAAGTTAGTACTTGATGACGGCAGAGTAATCACTAAGATGGTGATTGATAATATCAAGGACTATGAAGCACGCACAGGCAAGCCTGTATTTGACTATTAGGAGGTGGAATAAATGGCAGATGAAGCAAAAATCAAGATAAACGGAACACTTGTTCCGACTCCTTCAGAGATTAGCGTAGAAATCAATGATCTAGATTCGGATAGTGTCAGACCTGTATCAACAGGCATATTAAGAAGAAATAGAATACGTTCTAACATGTTAAAAATCACATGTACATATAAGTTGAATACATTCACAGATGTAATGAATATTCTGAAGGTACTCACTCCGGCAGAGTTCACAGCAGAACTCTACATTCCTGATCATGGTATCAGAGGAACCAAGAAGATGTATGCTTCAAATAAGAAGTACAATTATAAGAGAGTGCAGTCTGGTCTAAAGGCAGATTCATTCTCTTTCTCTCTGATTGAGGTGTGATACTATGCTTATTAAATATGGAGAGACAAATTTAACGGACAGACTTCTTGATTATAAGATGTCTGTCTCTTTTGCTGACTGCCGTATGATAGGCAATGTGCCATCAATTGAACTGACAATGAAGTTCGATAACTATGACGGGATTCTTGACAATATCGACATCAGCAAGTACTGGGAAGTCAAAGAGAATGATGCATCTGATACAAGATACTTCAAGGTGTATGATCAGCCGGAGAAGTACACCAAGGAACTTACTCTCAAGATGTATGACAATAACTATTCTCTTGACAAGGCATACGATACTAGACTGTCTTATCCTGTCACTATAAAAGACCAGCTAGACGAGATTGAAAGTCTGACTGGTCTTTCTATTATTCGTGAAGGAATACCGCAGTACGTTCTTGATAAGAGCGTATCATGGTACGATAACACGATTGTAATAAGAGACTATCTCGGATGGATTGCGGAACTGTTTGCAGCAAATGTCTATGCAACAGGGGTTGATTCTATTAGGTTTGTTCCTATTGAAAAGACTGCCTTTGATGCTACACAGGATTTAACGGACTATGAGAAGAATGAGGTGTATACACTTACAAGAGTATATGCTGAAAATGGTCTCAATCCTCTTTCTAAAGGTGACGAGACAGGAAATACTCTGTTTATTGATTCAGCTAATCTATATGCAGATGAACAGAGCATTATAGACAGCATCTATGACAGACTTAAAGGATTGACTTTCAATCAGGTGAAGAATGTCACGATGATATCGATTGATAACCTTCTTCCTGGGGCTCTTGTCAACTATAACAGTAATGAATTCACTTTCTTTGTATCGGATCTAACTGTCAATTACAAGGGTGGACAGTTCTCTATGTCTACGGTTGACGGCAGTGTGACAACAAAGAATGAAGAAAAGACAGTGAATCGTGTATCTAATACAACACGAATCAGAAAGCTGCAGGTTAAACAGGACCAGGAATCCTTGAAACTAGATATAATCGCAAAGGAACAGGAAGGCATCAATGACAAGATGGCGCAATTAAGCCTGTCCAATGAGAAGATATCACTAAGGGTTTCAGAAGTTGAAGAAAAGGCAGGAGAAGCGATCAAACAGGCACAGGGTTCAGTTAAGAAGTTTGTTTGTGAGTATGCTTCTTCGAGCGATGGAACGATTCCACCAGAGACAGGATGGTCAGAGACTGCACCGACATGGCGTCCTGGATTCTATATATGGCAGAGAACAGCCACGACGATCAACAATACTGTCACATACAGTACTCCTGTATGTATTACGGGTGCAAAAGGTGAGGATTCTATATTGTTGTGTATAGAGTCATCAAATGGCACGACATTCAAGAACAGTGATGTGGCAACTATATTCACAGTAAATATCTATGTGGGTGGAGTTGTAATTGATAACTCTTCAAAATTGAGAGAAACATTTGGAGATAATGCATATCTGCAGTGGTTCATTAAAAGGCATGGAGAGACAGAATTCAGCAAGATTCCGTTAGATGATTCAAGACTCAACGATAACGGGTTCATGTTTACCATCTCAGCAAAAGACATTAAATTCAAGGCAGTATTCAACTGCGAGTTAAACATTTAGGAGGAAAATTATGGCAATTAAAGCGGTCAATCAGATTGACGTTATCGACTTAACCGATGGTTATTCGGTTGTATTAACTAATGACAACTATACATTCTTAGGAACTACTACTTCTGTAAACGGTACACAGACAACTACTACACAGGTAATGGCATTATGTGGTAGCGAACAGGTTCCATGTACTGTAGGAACTATCACATGTCCTACAGGAATTTCAGCAGTGTCTGACGGCAAGTCACCAATGCCAACGATCACTATCACTGCAACATCTGCATTAACTAAGAGTGGTACTGTCACTATTCCTATTGTTGTGAATGGTGATATCACAATCAACAAGACATTCAGTTACTCAATCGCATTTAAGGGGCAGACAGGTCAGAATGGTACAAGTGTTACCGTAAGTTCTACTTCTGTAACTTACCAGGTCGGTGCAAGTGGAACTACTAAGCCAACAGGTGAATGGAGCGCTACTGTTCCAAATGTACCAAATGGTCAGTTCCTTTGGACTAAGACAGTAGTTAAGTATTCTGATGGCAAATCAACAGAAGCCTACTCAGTCTCTTACAAGGGTACAAACGGCTCAAATGGTTCAAACGGTACAAGCGTTACTGTAAGTTCAACATCTGTAACATATCAGGCAGGCACAAGCGGTACTACTCCTCCAACAGGAACATGGAGTACAACAGTTCCTAATGTGGCAAACGGTCAGTATTTATGGACTAAGACAGTAGTCAACTATTCGGATGGTAAGCATACTGAATCATATTCAGTTTCCTACAAAGGCACAAACGGAATCAACGGAACAAATGGTAAGGATGCTATCACAATGGCAATCACTTCAAGCGGTGGAACAATCTTTAAAAATACCGCTATTGCTACAACTTTAACTGCTCATGTCTATAAGGGTGGGGTTGAAGTAACTGGCTCTGCTCTATCTGCATTAGGAACCATCAAGTGGTACAAGGATGGTGGAACTACTTCTGTAGCAACAGGGGCAATATATACAATCGGTGCCGGCGATATTACAAACAAGGCAACATTCAGCGCACAGCTAGAAGGATAATCATATGATTAAGGCATCGGCTAGCATGACCCTCGTGAGAGTCAATGATGGCGAGGACGGGCAGGAGATTCGCTCAATCACTCCGGAGTATTATCTATCAGATTCTGCAACGAAAATGCCCGACGCAAGCAGTAGCGGGTGGAAAAGCGTTCCCGATGACTACATTGACAAGCATTATTACTGGGTTAGGTCAAAAATATTATGGGATGATGGAACATATACAACGACCACCCCAGTGCTTGCAAATGACCTAAAGTCAATCATTGATGATTACGACAATAGAATAAATAACATGAACAATCAGCTGCAGCAGGCAACTAAGAATGCTTCTTCGTCTATAGAACAGACAAGGGCATCCATCTTACAGACAGTATCAGAGAATTATTACAGTGCCTCTGACGGTGCAAACCTTGCTTCTACTGTATCTACTATTCAGCAGACAACGGAAAGCATTCAGATGGGATTTGTAAAGAAAGAAGACTTTAGTTCTCTTTCTGATACTGTATCAAACAATCAGACTCAGCTGAACACTTATATCAGATTCAATGCAGAAGGCATAGAGATAGGTAAACAGGAATCTGAATTCAAGACAAAACAGACAAACAGCAAGTACTCTATTCTTCAGAACAATGATGAAGTAGCGTATTTTGCTAACAACAGAATGTATAACTCAAACATCGAAGTTTCTAGTTCCTTGAGGATTGGAAACTTCGGATTTATTGTTAACCGCGATGGATCATTAACATTTAAGAAAGTAGGTGGTGACTGATGGCAACATATGCAACATGCAGTGCTTCGTTTGGCGGTGGTAATGGTAATGTCACAATGACAATGACACGAACAGGTGTCAATGTTGACGGAAACTATGATTTATGGACTGCTACGCTGACAAAGTATTATAAGTGGAATATCAATTCAAATGCTACTAAATACGGCTCTATGTGGGCAAATGGTGTTCTCATTTGGTCAGGTGGTGTGACTATCGGAGGAAGTGGAACAAAGACACTTGCGACAGTTACTAATATTAGAATTCCTCATGACAGTAACGGTGGCAAGCATTTTGATTTCTCGTTCTCACAGGAATTGAAGGTAACCCTTTCGGGCAGCTATGTAGGCAGTGTATCTGCTTCGGGTGGTGTTGACTGCGATGTCATTCCTAGAGCAACAAAGCCTTACTGTTCGCCAGCATCAGTTTATTTTGGAAACAGTGTAACAATCAAGACCCCTAGAGCATCATCTGATTTCGGACATGTAATATCGTACAGTTATTATGATACGAATGTACAGATTGCTGCTAATCAGTGGAATGATGAATTCAAGTGGACAGTACCGACTTCACTGATCAACAAGATGACTAACACGTCATATTCATATATGACATTCAAGGTAGATACATACAATCGTGCCGGAAAGTACATCGGTACTAACTACTGCCGATTGGATTTAGTACTTCCATCGGGCTATGAGCCAACTGTCACAGGCATCACATACACAAATGAAGATGCTGCAATTGCAAAAAGATTCGGAGCATCAACAATTATACAGGGTGTTTCGAAAGTCAAATGCAATGTATCTACCTCAACAAAGAATGGTGCTACAATCACGTACTACCAAAATGAAATTGACGGACAGAGTATACCTGGCCCAAACAGTTTCTTTACGACACAGCCACTCAAGTCTTCTGGTACAGTTGTTCTTAAATCAACGGTTACAGATTCGAGAGGACAGAAGGCTACACTCTCAAAGAATATCAGTGTCACACAGTGGTGGTCACCGGCTGTTAAGAATGTCAGCGCACAGCGTTGGAATGTATCATCAAACAAGGCTGATGATGACGGCACGGCGGTTAAGATTACTTATTCATTTTCAATCGCACCTGTTGCAAATAAAAATGATAAGACTGTCATGATCCAGTACAAAAACGGTGAAACGTGGACTACTCTTGCAACTTATACAGATTCATACAGTGGCGAGAACAAGGTATATATATCATCTGCTGGCAAGTTCAATACAGACAATGCCTATTCCTTCAGAGTGCTTGTGAAGGATTACTTTACGACAGATGGTGTTGCATCTTATGCTGCTATCGCTCCTTCGTTCAAACTGCTTGATTTCTCTGCTGACGGCAGAGGGATAGGAGTAGGGTGCAAGGCAGAGAGTGGTAAGTTAAAGGTGGATATGCCTCTTGAAGCGCAGTCATACAACGGCTATGCATTCGATTTTGACACTGAAAATCAGATTGATACATGGATTCTTGTTCTTAAGGATGGAAAAATACAGCATAAGTATATTGGTTGGTCTGATTGGATTTCTTGTGGACCTAATGCATGTGGTATCACACTGAAATACCGATATAACGACGGATTGAAACTCTGCGAACTGAACTGGAATGGTGTAGTAAATGCTCCAATTGGAGGGAATACGTCGGGATACATGTGGACAGGATTTCCTGCTGATAAGAAACCAAAAGGCAATATTTTCATTCCTGTACCAAACTCTGCTGCAGAAGCTGGGCTAGTCATCAGATATTACCCTGTAACCAACGATATAACAAAAGGCAATTTTACTTTGACTTCGTTAAAGAATAATGTAAACGACGCTTACATTTGTGGCACATTTATTTACTCATATGCTTAAAAAGGAGAAGAAAATATGAAATTATATGATACATCATTAAAATACATGGATACGATTAACGCTATTGGAGGCACTATTGTAGCAGTATTGACTGCTGCATTAGGCACACACTGGTTTTTATTCGTAGGATTTTTAACATTAAACATCATCGACTACATCACAGGAATTAGAAAGTCTAGATTAACAGGCAAAGAAAATTCCGCTAAAGGAGTCAGAGGTGTATGGAAAAAGTTAGGTTACTGGCTCATGGTGCTAGTAGCATTTCTTGCATCTGCTATTTTCATTGAGATTGGACAGACAATCAATGTTGATCTAACAATTACTACTTATGTTGGATGGTTTACGCTAGCGTCTTTAATCATTAATGAACTTAGAAGCATTATCGAGAACTTCGTGGAAGCCGGAGACAACGTACCATCCGTACTAACTAAAGGACTAGAAGTTGCTGAAAACGCAATTAACAAAGGAGAATAATTATGGGAACAGCTGAATTTCTAAATATCGCTATTGAAGCGGTGCTCGATTATGTAGGAGAACCACATAACTATGGTGTATATGTGGTTTGGACATGTAAGACATTACAAAACAACAAGGCATTATTATCAACTACACTTTCAGATGGCATGTATTTTGAGGCTACTTATAACGGAGATAAGAAAGAGTTATATCTAGATGCCTACAAGAAAGAAAAGAATGTATGCATTAATGTGGAGGATTAAATAATGGAATTACAAGACACTGTAGAACTTATGAACAGCTCTGATTATAAGGATAGATTTAAGGCAGAATACTGGCAGGCTAAAATCAGATATGACAAATTAGATGATATGACTGTCAAATACGAAGCACGTACTTTGACATTCATTCCTAGATGTTCGCTTGAGTTACTCAAGGAGCAAAAGAAGCATTTAGGAAATTATATTCGCACTCTTAAGATTAGAGCGGAAATCGAAGGAATTGAATTATAAGAAAGAAGGTATAAAGTATGAGTAAAAACGCAAACACTATTTTAGATATCGCACGTGGATGGATTGGAAGAAAGGAATCAAATGGCTCACATCATGAAATTATTGATGTGTACAATAATCACAAACCACTCGCAAGAGGATATAAGGTTAAGTACACTGACAGCTGGTGTGCTACATTTGTTTCAGCATGTGCAATTAAAGCCAATTACACTGACATCATTCCTTTAGAATGTTCTTGTAATAAGATGATTGAAAAGTTTAAGAACATGGGTCGCTGGACTGAAGACGATGGACACGTGCCACACCTAGGAGATGTGATCTTTTATGACTGGCAGGACAGCGGTAAAGGTGACTGCAAAGGAACATCAGAACATGTTGGATATGTAGAAAAAGTTGCAAATGGAAAAATTACTGTAATTGAAGGCAATAAGAGTGATTCCGTCTCTAGAAGGGTGCTAAATGTAAATGGCAGATACATTCGTGGTTTTGGATGCCCGGCGTATAACAACACTACTGCACCAACTACAGTACCAACTGCACCATCTAAACCACAGAGTAATACATCTAACGCTCTAGGCACTTATATGATTACTGCTAGTGATTTAAGTGTCAGAACAGGACCGGGTGCAGGATATAGAAGAAAAACATACAATGAATTAACTAAGAACGCTAAGGCTCACGATTACGACAAGGACGGCTGTCTAAATTATGGCACTCGTGTCACTGTATCTCAATTCGATGGAGATTGGGCAAAGATTCCTAGTGGATGGGTTGCTAGAAAGTATTTGAAAAAAGTCTAATTCTACTTTTATTATGAGTTTATTCATAAAGATGTTGACTAAACTCGACTTAATTTCGACTAAATCTCGACTACACAACAATTTATATTCATAAGAAAAGACCAGGGCTATTTGCTCTGGTCCTTTTTTGCGTTTTCAATAACTGCTTCCATTGTTTTTCTTATAACTTCAGATTGTTTGATTCCTAATTTATTGCAAGCATCTCTAAATTCTTCTACAAATTCGCTAGGATATGAACAACTGAGTTTTTTAATATTGGCTTTTGCATATTTTTTTTGTGCCTTATATTTATCACCCATGATAACAACTCCTTTATTTGATTAGTATTGATATTAATGTGAGAATGATGTTAATTGAAAGTAATACGATAACAATCATTTTTCCTTTTTCTGTCATAAACATTGACTCCTTTACATTTAGATATATAATGGAATTAAGGAAGGGCCGAAGCCCACTCCTTAATTATAGTACTATACTAATGATAGTTAGCACTATTTGAATCAAAGCTAGAAAAATCATTATCTTGTCGGCTAAACAGATTTTTTGATTTCTAGCTTTTTTCTTTTTGCTCATTTCTATCACCTCCTTACATATATATTATACCATATACGGACGTATATGTAAAGCGTTATATTGATAATATACATAAATTTTATATAATAATTGATGATATCCTTTTCTAACGCTCATTTTGAGTGTTAGAACTTATCAGAAAATAAAAAAATGGCTTATTAAGCCATAAAATCAGAATCATAAGTGAGCGTTAAATGAGTGTTAGAATGAGCGTTATAATATATGATGCGCCACTATGTAGGTGCTAAACTAGTAACGAATCAGTAACAAGGGGCAAAAAGTCTAGGAAACAAGCCAATTTTAACATCATATATAAATGTTTCATAATAAATATAACCCCTTTCATTGGAAGATAAGTTAATTATATCTATTATTTAAGAAAAAATTAAGGTGAAAGTACACAAATAATACACTTTTCTTTGTTAAGATAGTGCAATAGATGAGGAGTGGTGGATATGAATGAATTAAAAGGCCTCTCACAACAAGAGGTACAAGAAAGAATAGAACAAGGACAAGTGAATTATACAGGTCAGTCTATTTCTAAAACTAAAAAGGAAATTGTGAAGCAGCATACTCTTACATATTTCAACTTTCTAAATATATTTTTAGCTGTTTTGATTGTGATTTCAGGACAGCTGCAGAACTTAACTTTTATTGGAGTTATGGTAGCTAATACAATATTAGGTATCATTCAGGAATTCAAGGTTAAGAAAACTATTGATAAGCTAAGTGTTGTGACTGTAGAGAAAGTAAAAACATTACGTGATGGGACTTTGATAGATGTTCCTGTAGAAGAACTTGTTATGGATGATATTATTTTCTTGACAGCTGGCAATCAGATTGGCACAGACTGCCAGGTTGTAGAAAATCATGCATTAGAAATCAATGAATCTCTTTTGACTGGGGAATCAGTGCCTGTTAAAAAGAAGGAGAACGATGAAATCTATGCAGGAACCTTCGTTGTGGCAGGAAGTGGTTATGCAAAAGTAATCCG